GAAGGATGATCCTCCTCCTTGCAGTTATATTATTCAGAGTTATGACACTGCGTTTAGTAAGAGTGATCGTGCGGATTACAGTGCGATTACGACTTGGGGTATTTTTCATTATGATGAGACGCGTGAGGATCATATTGTGTTGTTGGACGCGGTTCGTGGTCGCTGGGAGTTTCCAGAGTTAAAGCAGCAGGCGCATGAGTTATATGACATGTACGAGCCTGACATGGTTCTTGTTGAGCAGAAGGCGAGTGGTATGCCTTTGACGCAGGAATTGAGGCGCATGGGCATACCTGTAACGCCATTTACGCCTAGTAGGGGTGCGGATAAGTTTACGCGTATGCACGCGTGCGCTCCTGTGTTTGAGAGTGGTATGGTGTGGGCACCAGAGGCTAATTTTGCTGATGAAGTTATGGAAGAATGTGCTGCATTTCCCAATGGTGAACATGATGACTTGGCTGATTCGATGACTCAGGCTATACTGCGTTTTAGACAGGGTGGTTTTATCACCACTCCGAGTGATTATGACGATGAAGAAGATGCTGCTTTTTTGCGGCGCAAACGCGAATATTATTAGGAGGCTTTTATGGCACAAAAAGAAGCAATCATGAGGGCGCTCATGGAAGCGATGGGTAGTTCCGCACCGATGACATCGAAGCGTCCGATGGCGCGTCCGAAAGCGGGTATGGGTCGTGCGGGCGCATCACTTATGGGTGAAGCAGGCAAAACAATGTCAGACGCTGATCGTATGCGTCAGCGGCGTATGGATCGTGCTGGCATGTTGCAGGCTTTAGAGGCTGGTGAGATGGGTCAGATGTCTCCGATTGAACTGGAGCGTTTGCGCAAGAAGCTGGGTATGATGGGCGGTGGCAAGGTCATGAAGTATGAATCTGGCGGCGCTGTTGAAGTTAAGGGCAAAAAGAAAAAGCCAAAGATGGGCTGTGTCATGAAGGGACGCGGCGGTAAATATAAAGGAAGAAGCTAATGCCAAATACACCTAAAAAATATAAGGGTTTTTCTAAGTTGCCTGAAGTAGTGCAGCAAAAAATGGACCCTGAAGCAGCCATGAGGTACATGGAAGGCGGCGCGGTTAAAAAATACATGGGCGGCGGTCGTGTTATGAAGTATGGTCATGGTGGCAACGTTGAAAAAGACGGTGTTATGTATGAGCATGATCCAGAGCCTCAAAAGGCTTCTATGAAGGGTGGCACAGGTGGTGGTCATTCTCGTGGTGGTGGTGCTGCTATCAGTGGAACCAGATTTTCTGGAGTAAAGTAAATGGCTAAAATCGTTATCAACATCGACATGGACGAACTGCAATCTGGTATCAACCAAGTTGTTGATGACGATATGTATGAAATGGAAGAGGTTGAGTTTGTTTGTCCTCTTCCTACTCAAGATTCAGATTTAAACTCTGAAAACCGTGAATATGTAATAAAAGAGCACTCCTATGGCGCTTCTGAAAACAAGAAAGAGATGTGCGGAACATGCAGTTATTATAGCATTAAATCAGAAATGCTTGATTGCTTGAGCAGTGGTCTTGATATGGATGTTGACGGTATTGGATATTGCGTAAAATTTGACTTCGCTTGTAAAGCTGAAAACGTTTGTGATGCTTGGGAGAGTGGAGGTCCAATAACAGATTTTGATGATATCAACACGCTTGAGCCGATTGAGGGTAACGAGAGGGATATTTTCTAATGGCAGTCGAACGTGGATTGGGTTCTGGTGGCTTACCTGAAGCTCCTATGATTCCAGAGCAAGAAATACTTCAGAATGTAATTGATTTACCTGCACAGCCCGGAGTTACTGAGTTTGATGACGGCAGTGCGATTATTGGTGAATATGAAGAGGAGCAAGCTCCTATTGTAGATGTGGGCTTTGACGGCAACTTAGCGGAGGTTGTTGATGAGGCCGAGCTTGGTCGTATTTCATCTGATTTGGTTGGTTCTATTGAGGATGATTTAGCTGCTCGTGAAGATTGGGAAGATACATATAAGCGCGGTTTAGAGTTTCTTGGCATGAAGACTGAGGAGCGTTCAGAGCCGTTTGAGGGGTCTTCTGGGGTTATTCATCCATTGCTGGCTGAAAGTGTTACGCAGTTTCAGGCGCAGGCATATCGTGAGTTATTGCCAGCCACTGGTCCTGTTCGTACTTCTGTTGTTGGTGCGCAGAATGAAATGCTTGTTAAGCAGTCTGAGCGCGTCAAGGATTACATGAATTATATGATTACTTACGAGATGGAAGAGTATGATCCTGAGTTGGATCAAATGCTGTTTTATCTTCCAGTAATTGGATCGACTTTTAAGAAAGTTTACTTTGACCCGCTCAAGGGGCGTGCGGTTAGTAAATTCATTCATGCTGAAGATATGATTGTGCCTTATGGCGCGACTGATTTGATGTCATCACCGCGGATTACGCATCGTATTACGATGGATTCTAATGAGGTTCGCAAGTTGCAGCTAACTGGATTTTACCGTGACATTGAGTTGCCCGGAGAATCTGAGAGTGACACTGCTGCGATGGGCGAGGTTGAAGAGTCTATTGATGATATTCAAGGCGTACATCCTAGTGGTCCATCTGAAGAATTGACCTTGTATGAGGTTCATACGTCTTTGGACATTGAGGGTTTTGAGGATATGGGCGCTGATGGCGAGCCTACAGGTTTGCGTTTGCCTTATATTATTACGATAGTTGCTGATAGCGGAGATGTTTTGTCTGTTCGTCGCAATTATCCAGAGATGGACCCAATGAAGCGTGCGAAGCAATATTTCGTGCACTACAAGTTTTTGCCGGGTCTTGGTTTTTATGGCTTGGGGCTAACGCATATGATTGGCGGTTTAGCGCAGGCTTCTACTTCTATTTTGCGTCAATTGATTGATGCAGGCACGCTCTCCAATCTTCCAGCAGGCTTTAAAGCCCGTGGCGCTCGTATCCGCGATGAAGACAATCCCCTTCAACCGGGTGAGTTCCGCGATATTGATGTGGTTGGAGGCACCCTGCAAGGCTCTTTGATGCCACTCCCCTTCAAGGAGCCTTCAGGGACGCTTTATAACCTTCTTGGAACGCTTGTAGACGCTGGACGTAGGTTCGCATCTATGGCTGACATGAAGGTTGGTGAGATGAGCGGTGAGACGCCCGTTGGTACCACGATGGCGATTATGGAGCGTGGCACAAAGGTTATGTCTGCGATTCATAAGCGTTTACATTATTCTCAGAAGGTAGAGTTTAAGCTACTTTCAAGAATATTTGCTGAGACTGTTCAATCTTATCCATACGCTGCTGATATGCAGATGGGTCCAGAAGTCTTTGTGCAAGATTTTGATCAGCGCATTGATGTATTGCCTGTGTCTGATCCAAACATCTTTTCAATGTCTCAGCGTATTGCTTTGGCGCAAACTGAGTTGCAGTTGGTTCAGTCTAATCCACAAATCCACGGTGGACCACAGGGGCTGTATCAGGCGTATCGTAAAATGTATGAGGCTTTGGGTGTTAATAACATTGACGCTATACTCCCGCCGCCTCCTCCCCCTCCTCCTCCAGCTAATCCTGCGAAGGAGAACCAAAATGCGTTGATGGGCGTTCCGTTGCAGGCATTTCCAGAGCAAGACCATCAGGCGCACATAGAGACGCATATGGCAGTTATGTCCACTCCAGCTATGGAGCTTAACCCGCAGGCGATTATGACGTTGCAGGGCCATATTCAGGAGCATATTGGCCTTATGGCAGAAGCGCAGGCGCAGCAAGAGATTATGTCTCAGATACCGCCAGAGCAAATGCAGATGATGCAGCAGCAAGCACAAATGATGCCTCCACAGCCCGGTCAGCCTCCTGCTGATCCTATGATGCAATTCAAGCCGCAGATAGATGCGCGTGCTGCTGAGATTATTGCGGAGATGACAGAGCAATTGGCGCAAGCGGTAGCTCCACCGCCACAATCTGATCCACTTGTGGATATCCGAAATCAGGAGCTTCAGTTAAAAGCTGCTGATTTACAGCGCAAGCAATCTGAGTTTGAAACAAAGCAAGAATTTGATCGTGAAAAGGAACGCAATGACGTTTTGACCGCGCAGCAAAGAATTGATGTTTCTGAAGCTGCATTGGCTGACAAGACTAGGGTTGCAGAAGAGCGCATTCAAACGCAGAGGGATATAGCTGCGTTAAACGCTAGAGAGAAAGGTCAGTAATATGGCATCGTCTATAAGAGAGAAGATGGCTGAACAGGAGAAAGCCAAGAAAGTTGCGCGGAGGAACGCTAATGCCGTTGAAGCAGGGGTCAAGCCAGCAGACAATCAGCCAAAACGTGTC